GATATGTTCAATGCTACCCGCGAACGCTTCCAGAATGAAATCTCCGACATCCCGATCGCCAACAAGGCATATCGTCTCCGTGCGCTTGACCGGATGATGACCAAAGCCGAGAGCATGCGAAATATGGCGCTGGCTGCCTCGCTGATGGAGCAGGCCGCCAAAGAGTGCGGAGACGCATACAGCAACAAACAGAAGGTCGAGCACACCAGCCCGGACGGAAGCATGTCACCGAGACCGACGACAATTCGCCTGGTAGGAGTTGACCCAGCCAATGGAAAGCCAAGTTGACCTCCAGATACCAGCCAAGTTAGTACCCGTATTCGCGACAGAAGGCATCCGCTATCGTGGTGCTCATGGCGGGCGCGGTTCTGCAAAGACCCGCACGTTTGCACTAATGACCGCAGTCAAGGCTTACCAGGCGGCGGAGGCCAATATCAGCGGCGTGATCCTGTGCGCTCGCGAATACATGAACTCGCTGGAAGAATCCTCCATGGAGGAGGTGAAGCAGGCCATTCGCTCCGTTCCGTGGCTTGATGATTACTTCGATATCGGCGAGAAATACATCCGGACAAAGAACCGCAGAGTCAGCTACGTATTCTGCGGTCTTCGCCATAACCTCGACAGCATCAAATCCAAAGCGCGCATTCTTGTGGCCTGGGTTGATGAGGCCGAGTCTGTATCCGCTACTGCGTGGAAAAAGCTACGCCCGACCGTTCGTGAAGAAGGCTCAGAGATATGGGTCACATGGAACCCGGAGAAAGACGGCGGCGCCACCGATAAGCTCTTCAGAAAGAACCCGCCAAAAAGCTCGATGATCGTCGAGATGAACTATGTGGACAATCCATGGTTCCCTGCGGTGCTCGAGGAGGAGAGGCAGGAAGACCTGGCAAACCTCGATTACGCAGACTATGCGTGGATCTGGGAAGGCGCTTACCTCGAAAACTCCGACAAGCAGGTGCTGGCAAACAAATACGTCGTGCAGAGCTTCGAAGACGATCTCTGGCAGAAATCAGAGCGCTTGTTGTTCGGCGCCGACTTCGGATTCGCAAAAGACCCCAGCACGCTTATTCGCATGTTTATCCTGGATAACAACCTCTACATCGAATACGAGGCTTACGGAAACGGCGTTGAGCTCGACGACATGTGGAAGTTCTACGCCGGGAAAACCGACGCCACGCAGAAGCAAATTGCCGATTGGAAGGTTACAGATGAAGCTAAATTCCCTGGCATCCCTGAAGCGCGTAAATGGCCTATCAAAGCCGACAACTCCCGCCCTGAGACTATCAGCCACATAAAAGGGCAGGGGTTCAATATCTCCGCCGCTCAGAAGTGGCAGGGGAGCGTAGAGGACGGCATCACCTGCCTGCGTGGGTTTAAGAAGATCATCATCCATCCTCGCTGCAAAGAAACAGCGAAAGAGGCGCGGCTTTACTCGTACAAAACAGACCGTATCACTGGTGAAGTTCTGCCGGTTATTGAAGACAAAAATAACCACTGCTGGGATGGCGTCCGGTACGGTCTCGACGGGTACATTAAGCACAAAGCGCAAGTCGGCGCAGTATTCTTCTAAGGAGCATCGCCAGTGAGCGAACAAGATAACGGCCTTAAACTGGCTGTGAACAACCTCGCCACTGAAATGAGGCGAGCGAATTACCTGACCGCCATCGGCATCGGTGGCGGGAACACCAAGCGACCGACGCTTTACCAGGAATTTGGCTACCCGCGCACGATCACCTTCAACGACTTCTACAACATGTACCGCCGCAACGCCGCTGGCTTCGCTGTGGTGCATCGTTTGCTGGATGGTTGCTGGCAGGATTACCCAATCATTGTGGACGGTGATGAAGCTCAGGAGGCGGAGAAAACAAACGCCTGGGAAAAGAAAGTCACCAAGTTCATGAAGAAGCTGTGGCCGAAGGTGAAGGATGCCGATCGCCGCAATATGGTTGGGCGTTACTCAGCGCTCCTGCTGCAGGTGAAAGACAATCGGAACTGGGATCAGGAAGTCGATACTGCTTTAGTAAAACGACTCGGCGAGTCAGCGCTGGTAAAACTTATCCCGGTATGGGAGCCGCAGTTAACTGTCGCCGAATGGGATAACGACCGTCAGTCAGAAACGTTCGGCCAGCCGAAGATGTTCAACTTCAACGAGCAGCCGGTTGGTGATGAGCCTTTTGTCGGTCCGATGCGCGGCGAACCGGTACACCCGAGCCGCGTCATCCTGTTCTGCGAAGGATCTGAAGACGACAACGTCCTGTCCGGCATCCCGCTGCTGGAGGCTGGTTTCAACAAAGGCCTCGATATCGAGAAGATTTCCGGCGGTGGCGCCGAGGGCTTCCTGAAGAACGCCAGCCGTCAGATCTCCGTCGAGTTCAGCAAAGAAACCGACATGAACACGCTGACGGACCAGGCTAAACAGGCTGGCTATGCCGATCTTGGCGAAGCGATGGGTGACAAGGTCAATAAGCTGAACCGCGGCACCGATGCGGCCGCCGTGATGCAGGCCGGGCAGATGCGCGTTCTGAGCGTTACGCCCGGCGACCCGGGGCCGACCTGGGAGGTTACCGCGAACGAACTGGCCGCCTCCGTACAGATCCCGTTCACCATCCTGTTCGGTCAGCAGACCGGACGACTGGCGAGCGACGAGGACAAAACAGACTGGGCTATCCGACGTAACACGCGACGCAATGGCTTCCTGACAGACCGGATTACCGCGCTTCTGGAGCGATTCTGGACGCTGGGAATTATTGACCCACCTACTAAAGGCGAGGTCACTATCTCGTGGAGCGACCTGCTGGCTCCCGGCGAGAAAGAGAAGATCGAGAATGCTTCGAAACTCGCTGACATCGTGCAGAAAACCACGCCTTACTATGGTGGAGACGCACCGTTTACCGCAAATGAGCTGCGCGAGATTGTTGGGCTTGACCCACTGCCTGAGCCGAAAGAGCCACCGAAACCGGAAGAGAAGGTGACAACCGATGATCCACTGGCCGATGACACCAGAACAGACGGCAAAGGTGGGGCTGCCTATAGTTCCGCGCAGCAAGGTTGATCCTACCCGTTCGGCAGAGCAGGTAACCGCGATGTACCGGGATATCGAAGAGCGGTATCTCGGCATCAAGCGCGCGCTGAAAGCTCTGTTCGACCAGCGCCTTACCGGGCGAGAGCGAGAGGTAAACAGCCATAACTGGCATTTCCTGTGCCATGACCATGGCGAGGATATGCGGCTCTATCAGGTAAACGCCGGCAAGTTCATCTACGACATGTCGTCGCAGGAACTGGCTGACCTGCTGGAGGCGGTGCAGTCGATTCTCGACGATTACCTGCTGGAAGGTGGCGAGCAAAACCTCTGGGCGATGGATTATGTCGTCGCAGAAGCGCAGCGCGGCACGCTGGAGGCATTCAACAACCTCTCGCAGCAGTCGCAGGTGTACGCCAGCCAGACGACGCTGCAGCAGCTTTTAAGCAGTCCCGGTCACCTTAATCAGATAGCGGCGGCCAGGCTGACAACGTTCAGTGACTGGAAGGTCATCAGCGACACCGCCCGCGGAGACCTGACCAACATCATCACTGATGCGGTCGCGCGCGGCGTTAATCCTCGCGAGACGGCCAGCGTCATCAGCAAGCGCCTCGATGTGTCGATGTCGAAGGCCAAAACCATAGCACAGACTGAGCAGGTAGGCGCGCTGCGGCAGGCGCAATGGAACGAAACGGACTGGGCTGCTGACCGGCTGGGGCTGAATACCGGTCTGCTGTGGCTGTCAGCGCTCAAGCCTACGACGCGTACATGGCACGCCAGCCGTCATGGCAAGGTCTACACCACCGAAGAGGTGCGGGACTTCTACGCCGAGAACGGCAACCGGTACAACTGCTACTGCAGCCAGATTCCGGTGCTGCTCAACGATGACGGCAGCATCTTCAATGAAGGGCTAGCTGACAAGCTGGCGAAAGAGCGCAAGCAGTGGTATTTATAAGTACCCCCTTTACTTTGTGGTCATTTCCAGTGAAAAAGATAGGAATACTTGCAAAAGTTTTTTCGTGTGAGGAATACAAAGAGGATTTCCTTAACGGCAATATATATATGAACACAATTCAGTTTTTTAGAAGCTATGAGGAAGAAACTGAAGGTAATATAGGTGACAAATACGAAGCATTAACTGGATGGATGCATCCTCATGAATACAGGTTTGAGCTTGAGGTTGATGGCGTAAAACACATTTTGAATCCTGATGATATAGTGGGCCCCATCACCACGAGTATGAAAATTCATGACCATGCCAATGTATTCTGCATGACGCACTTACATTCTCATGATCTCGATATGTCATCCATCAAAAATGAAGAAGAGTTTAGACTAGCTGAAAAATATTTTACTCTCCCGGAAGAGGTTAAAAACCTAGGTGAATATATGGTTGTTATCACCAATCCAAGGGAATTCGTCAGGAGGGCGAGAGATGAGGCTCAGCGGCTCCACGACATTGGTGATG